CAAAGTCTGAGTTGTCAACAAGGTGTCTGGGTGGTCATTACCAACCGAAACGCTGTTGTAAGCGGTGCTCATTTGTGCAAGAGTCAAAGCAGTTGCAGTATTTTCCTCATACGACTTCCACCATGTGTAAGTACTTGAATCAATGTTTCCAACGGTGTTGCCGGATTCAACCAAGTTACCAAGACCATTCCAGTCCTTTGAACTGTTACCAGTTCCATCAGAGAAGAACATTTGGTTGAAAGACTCACGCATTGACTCTTCAGCCTGCATAATCTTGGCTTCGAGCAAGTTAATGATTTCTTGTTCACCGTTGTTCTTGGCTTCTTCAAGACCAGAGATCGAGATGGATGCAGCGTACTGCTTCCAATCGTACTCTGCTGCCGAGATTCCCTCTTGTGGGGTCAAAGCAAGTGAGTCGTAACCACTGTATGAAGAAACAGTTGAGTTCTTACCATAGATAAGAGGTTCAACAATCTTCGTACCGCCGTTAAGCATACGAATGCGACCCTTTTCCATAAGGGTGTAGGTGAGTGGACGTGCAGTGAAAACGTTGTCAGTCAACTGTGAACGGTAGTTCGCAAGTGTTGTACTGAGAAGCGCATCAAAGTTACTATTGGCTGATGCCATGATGATTTCTCCTTGGGTTTAAACGCTACTCGCCTAGTTGCCGTTTTGCGGCTTCAAAGGCGTCTCGCAGTGATGTTATAGGTTTTGCTGATACGTCGGCACTAACGGAAGATGCTGAACCACCCACAACAGATACTCCTCGTTTAGCGGTTGTGATTTGCTCAGTTTCTTTTGCCTTCTTCTCACGAAGTTGACGAACCACTTGGGCATCCTCATAAACACTGTCAAATTTAATCTGTTTGTAAACCGATTCCAAATCAGTTGAACCAATGGCTAAAGCCTTTGCTACAACTTCATTTGCATCAAAATCAGTACCGTACCGATTTTGCAACGTCTGAACAGTCCTGTCCAACTCTTCCATTGCCTTTTGTTGTTCAAAAGCCTGGACTCGTTGTTCCAACTGTTTGTACTGCTTTTCAACTGGATCCAATAACAGATCTTCTTCAGGTGAAGAAGTTGTCTGATCTAATCCGTAATGTCTACCAAGTAGTTCCAAAGTTTCTTTCGGGTTACTCTGCAAGGCTTCTTGCAAAGCAGCACCAAATTGAACTTGACGTCGTTGCTCACTGAGTTCCTGCGTCTTACGGGTATAGTCCGCTTGACGCTGGTATCCAGAAAGCGCCTCTTTGAGTGGAACTTTTACTTCTTCTCCATCAACTTGTACGGAAACATATTTGTCTCCATACTCATCAACAGGAAGTAGTTCAATTTCTGCTTCGCTGAGGCTTTCAACTACATCTACAACTTCCTGCGGTTGTCCCTCTGTAGGGGCCGAGTCAGTCTCGATTTCATTGCCAATTATGTCGCTCATTATTTTGAGTCCTCCAAGGGTTGCTCTATATGTAGTGATTTATCGTTACATACCAGGAGGCATACCAGGAGGCATACCTTGTGGTACCCCTCCACCTTGCAAGAGTTGCATTAACAACTCAGGTGGAAGTTGTGCAAGTTCAGGAGGTAATCCTGGTGGTGGTCCACCTACTGGTGGTCCTCCTTGCATCATTGCTTCCGGTGGAAGACCTTGTGGTGGCATACCTGCGGGCATAGCCTGCGGTGGTATTGGAGGCATGCCTTGTGGCATTTGTTCTGCCATTGGACCTTCAAGATTTTCAGGTCCACCAGTTGGTTCTTCTGGACCTTGTGGTTCAGGGGGGGGTGGAGGTGCTATAAACATTGAAGGTTGTTTTACACCAAAACCATATTGAAGAACATATTGAGCAAGTTTTTGTAGATCAATGATTCCACTTTGAATAAACGGTGCCATAGCATCCATAATCTGCATTGCAGACTGTCGACGAAACGATTCGTTAGTTGGTTGTGTTGATCCACCTTCAACTTCAAAATCAAACTCACCTGAAATGTAGTCACGGTCAAACTTGACCCATGCTTTCTTTTCACCTGATCCAACCACACGAATGGCTTGCTCACCAGTCAAATACTGCTGAGCCAGCATGACCAACCTACGACCACAGTCGGCGATAGTGCGTTCAATTGCGGCAAGTTTGTCTGATGCCCTGGCGTTAGCCGCATCTTGCACAATGCCCGCCTCTGTGGCCGTACGTCGAATCTCTGGCAATGCTCCACGCATGTACTCAGATACACCTGATATCTGATTAATGTCATTAGAAATAAGTTCCGACTGATTGTAAAACTCTGGTGGACTTACAACTGCTGGCATTGGAATGACGGCATTACTTAATCCATCTTCAGAGATTACCGGTACAAGTACATTGTCTTCATCGGATTCAAGTGCTGCACGACCATCAGCATCAAAGGCTGCTTCACGATACAACCATTTACGTGAGAACCTTTTACGATGATTCATCATCTGGGTTCGTGTTTGGTTGAGTTCCATTTGCAATGGTTCAATTGCTTCCAGTTCTCCCATTGGGTAGAAATGATCTGGAATGTCATAGTTGCGTAGCATTACAAATGGATGACCAAAAGCAAAAGGTATTTTTGTTGGAGAGATAAGGAACTTATTGCCACCATCGCAAAACACAGAAAGCATGTCACGATCAATGTCGTAAAATTCCCAAATTTCTACATATGAATCTTCCGGATTATCGCTCCGTCGTGGACGAAGGTTGCCACGCCATTCATCAACACTCCATTTTGAATAGTGTGATGGTTGTGCATCCTGTCGTGCTGTTGCGTTATAACGCTTATCCTTTTTAACATCCTTAAGTGGACGACGTAAACGTTGAGCAATCCAGCGAACATCAGACATTGATGTTGCATCTGCATCAACAAAAATATCAAATGGTGATACTCGTTCTACGAATGGACGGTCTTCTGTAATAATCATTTCTGATTCTGTAATTGATTCAGCAGTTGCTATATCGTCTGCACTATCATAGTCTTCTGTACCTTTTTCAACAAAGCGGTATCCAGTCTTCAACCATCCATGACCACAGATAAGCATGTCTTTTACCGAACGACGGAATTCACGTTGACATTCAAAGTGTCTCCACCAGTAGTTAACAATCTCTTCTGTTATTACTGCTTTTGGTGCATCATCAACATTTTTTGCATTAACAACAATCTTTGGATAATTAACAGAAACGCTTGGTGCAATAACGTTGATTGTTGCAAAAGCCATATTGACAAGTAAACGATCTTCTGGCATTTGTGTCTTGTAATGTTTGCCACGATACATGTCAATCATTCGTGCCCAAAGATCGTCGTATCGTTCTTCACGCCTCCAACGGCGTGACTGTTCTATCTTGCCACGATACTTGGTAATAAGTTCTTGATTAGAAACACGTGCCATAAGTAATCCTTACTTTGTAGATGCTCGTAGTTGCCATCTCCACTTTTTGTGCATATCGATGCGATCTGCCAAAAAGTTCATGATGCCTTGTTCATTTGCTTTTGATGCTTCTTTAAATGCTTTATCAAGTTGCCTCAATACACCATCATTCATTTTAAACAAAGCCTTTGCCATGTCCATTGGTGACGTTTTAACTCCAACGGATTGAACTGTTCGCATACTCACAAAATCCTGCAAAGCAAACGGAGCATAACAATCAAGTTTACGAATGTTCTCAGCAATTGGATCAATTGATCCATCTACATCTTCATAGATGTTTGCAAACAAATCGTGGTACTGAGAAAAGTCTGGACCTTCAACATTCCAGTGATATCCATGTGCAGTAAATTTCATTGTTACAACATCTGATAACAGAACGCCAAGACAATAATCAAGCGTGTATTCTTGCTTAGCCATTATTGATCCTCTTTCCCTTCATGCCAACCAATATGGTTGTCAAGTTTGCTACCAATTTTGTCAATTTTTGCGCCAACCATACGTAGGAGGATTTGTCCTTCTGCGTGTTGAGAGGTATTTTCTTTCCTAAGTTTTTGTAATACAACAACGAGTGGTCCTGAGATGACTGCAACAATGATTGGGACCCAGACCATCTCCATTTCAAACCCAACGGCTACCAACCGGCTCGGCATTTATGCCAGCCTCTTTGGCTACACGAACTTGCTCGTCAGCACGTTCTTTTACAGTTGGTCCATGAAAATCTTCCTGACCGTAGGTAAAACCCAAACGGACAGACTTAATATGGCATTTAAAGCAGATAGACCCACGACGTGGCAGTTCTGAGTCCATAAAGGTTGTAAAACACTCTAAACATCTGAATTCTTTCATAACTATAGGCCAACTTCGTTACTCACGGTAATTATGTGCACCAATCGGTGTTTCTTTCTCTACTTCTGGTTTCAAAATAAACCTTTCCCACCATTCAAATGTGTTTTTGATTGGGGATGGATCATGCCTATATTCAGGGAGCCAAACATATTTAAGCATTTGATTTGTTATGGCTAAAGACATTACACGGTCATCATGAGGACTGCCGTGCATCTTACCATTTGCTTCACGAACAAAGGTCCTCAACTCGGCAATTGTTTTCTGATCGTAGAGAAGTATTGCCTGGTCTCTAATTGCCGCATTGAGTTCGTCAATAGCCAATGGCTTGGAAACTGAAGTCGTTCTCCAACCCATTGTCTCAGTAACGGTTGGTGTTCTTTGACCCAACTTCCTTGATCGATAAATGTTTTTGTATCCAGTTCTTTGTAAACCTTTAATGGTTGTTAAACCATGGTTGTTTGACTCAATGCCAACTAATGCATAGTTGTAAAAGAAACCAATGGCGTTAAGGACTTCTTCACCAAAAATGTCTGCGTCCACATGTCCGTGCCAGTGTGCAACCATTAGACCAGTGCTTGCAGATATAACGTGGGCTGACGAATAGTCACCATGTCCCAACCCTTCTGCAACGTCTGCGCCAACTACATATGTTTCCCCAATATCTGGAAACTCATAGATGGCAAACTCTCCACCGTTATCAACAAAGGAGTAAACATTCTTGCCTTGACATTTGTGGAGATAACCACGCTCTGGTTCAATTGGTTCAATGTCTCTCAGGGATTCAAGGTCAAATACTGGACGACCTGAACGAATAAACGCTTCTTCTGGATCTGATGGATATTCCTGTGCTAACTGCCAGTCAGGTAAGTCACGTTTTTTTGCTTCATACCAGTCTTCATCACGGTCTCCAGCGGACCATGGAAAGAAGATTCCGGTAAATCTATTTGTTCCTGTTTGTGATCCAACCCAAAGTTGATGGAATATGTTCCCTTCACCGTTGGCTGTACTCAAACAAATTACACGACCACCAACGTCGGCAATAGGTTCGATAGAAGCCCAGGCTTCTTCTGGGTTTGGCAAAAACGCCATTTCGTCAATGATTACTCGGTATACGGATTCACCACGAGCAGGATCATTGCCTGAAGGCAAAGACTCAATTGCTGAGTCATTAGCAAACACCATCTTTAGTTGGTTATCAGATAACAGATCTGGTCCACGCTGACGCATCCATGCCGGCATCATCTTGTACCCATATTTTGTTTTCTGCAATAACTTTGATGCTTCACGTTCGGTGCGTGAAAGCATGACCGTAAAACGGTCAGGCCAAAAGAATGTTTCCCAGAATGTAAATGCAGCAGCCAGAGTAGAGAATCCAATCTGTCGTGCTTTCAGCACAATGCTATAACGAGACTCTATCCAAGTCCGTACAGTCTCTTGTTGTGCTTCACGAAGATCAAACTTGATACGACCCCGCTCAGGATGTCGAATCATCCAATGGGTCGAACAAAAGTGTGAAAATGCAACCACAAGTTCATCTGTGGTCGCACCTTCACTACCTTTGCATTTCCTCCACTCCTTCTCGTTGAGAAGGTCAGTGAGTTCCATTATGCCTTCTTAGCGGCTACTTTCTTGGCTGCAATCTTTTTAGGGCTTGCACCAAATGCTGCATCAATTTCATCTTTGGTGAGAACACCATCGATGCTTGCCTTGGCAAGACCTTCTGCAACCTTGAAGATAGAAACTGCGCCAGCAATCAATGCTGACTTCCATACTTCCAAGTCAGGAGCGATTACCGCAGCACCAGTCACCACGCCGAGGGCGTTGGTGAGGAAAAGTGCAACAATTCTGCCTGCAATATCTTTTGCCTTATTCATTGTTCTCCTTGAACATTACGCC